ATGACGCTCCCCGCCACCGGCTCCACGGCATGGCCGCCGCCGCACGACGCCGACCGCTACCGCCGGATGAAGCGCCCCGAGGCGTGGTACGGCGGCGACCCCGACCGCCTCGCCGGGGTGTACGCGGGTGGCGTGCAGACCGTCGGCGGTCCGTCCACCACGGTGAACGCGCAGGCCGGGATCGCACGCCGCGTCGCCGCTGCCGTCCGCGGCATGTTCTGGGGCGAGGCCAACGAGGCCGAGGTGAACACCAAGCGGCACCTGCCGGTCGCTGAGGATATCGCCAAGCTGAGCGCGGGCCTGCTGTTCTCGGAGCGCCCCATCCTGACCATCGTGGGCGAGGGCGCGACCGACGACGACGGCCAGCCCACCGAGGCCGCCCAGGCCGCGCTGGCCGAGCTCCACCGCATCCTGGAGCGCTGCGGGTGGCACGCCACGCTGCTGTCCGCGTTCGAGATCGCGCCCGCGCTCGGGAGCACCGGGCTGCGCATCGCCGTCGACCCCACCGGCCCGCTGCGGGATCAGCCGATCCTGGCCAAGGTCGACGCCGACGCCGTCGTGCCGACGCACTCGTGGGGCATCCTCTCGCACACGACGTTTTGGACCGAGGTCCGGCGCGAGGCGAGCGGCACCATCTGGCGCTACCTGGAGGACCACGACCGCGACCTCGTCGGCCGGTCCGTCGTCTACCACGGGCTGTACAAGGGCGACGCCCAGCAGCTCGGCGCGCGCTTCCCGCTCGACACCGAGGCGCTGCCCGGGAACCCGTTCACCAAGCTGGCCGAGGTCGTGGACGACCAGGGGGCCATCGTGTTCCTGGAGGCAGGCGTGCCCGGCACGACGGCCGTCTCGATCCCGAACATGCTGCCCGACCCGCTCGACCGCAAGAACGCCACCGGCCGGTCGGACTTCACGCCCGCGGTCATGGACCTGTTCGACGCCGTGGACAAGAGCTACAGCCAGCTCATGGACGAGGTGGACGACGCCAAGAGCCGTCTGTTCCTCGGCTCGTCCATGCTGAACGACCGCGGCGCGGGCCAGGGCCTCGGGTTCGACATGAGCCAGCGCCTGTTCCACCGCGTGAACGTCCCGCCGTCGGAGGACGGCGGCAAACTGCCGATCGAGCGCGTCCAGTTCGAGATGCGCGTGGACCAGTACCTGACGCTGATCGACAGCCTGGTGGCGCGCGCCCTCGACGCCGCGGGCTACACGGCGAACACCGACCACGGCGAGTCCGGCGAGGCGATGACGGCCACCGAGTACATCGGCCGGAACCGCAAGAGCATGGCGACCCGCGACAAGAAGAGCCGGTACGTGCTCGCGCCCCTCGGTGACCTGCTGACCGGCATGCTCCAGGTGCACCTGCGCCGGTTCGCCCCAGCGGCCCTCACGGGCGTCTACGCGACCGTCGCCGGGTTCACGGTCCAGGTCACCCTGTCCGAGGCCGTACAGCCCACCCAGCTGGAGCTGGCGGCCACCGCCAAGGCGCTGCTGGACGCCCAGGCGGCGAGCACCCGCACCCGCGTGAAGACCGCCCAGCCCGAGCTGACCGGCGACGCCCTCGACGCCGAGGTGGCAGCGCTGGAGCCCACCGACCCGGTGACGCTCGGGCTCGGTGGCCAGGGCGTTGGGCCGGGCGACGGTGTCTGACCTGCCCTGGGTGCGGCTGTCCCAGCGGCGGTGCCGCGCCGTCCGCGAGCCCGGGACGTCCTACTGGGGGCGCTGCGAGCTGCGCGCCGGGCACGACGGCGACCACGCCCTGGACCGCGCCATGGACACCCCGCGGTGGTCCACACGCTGGACGGACGCCACCCGCTACTCGGCAACCGCCCACCAGATGGCCGCCGACCTCCGGGCCAAGGCAGACCGGAACCTGGACCATGGCTAGGCCGCCCCGCGTCCTGCGCGAGCAGGCGCAGGCGCGCGCTCAGGTGCGCCGGATGAACGAGCTGGCCCGGGTGGTGAAGCGCGAGCTGGAGGACGCCACCGGGGGCGGGGACTTCCACGACCTCGGCGGGTTCCACGAGCTGCGCGGCGAGCACGAGTACACCCCGCGTGGCGTCGGCTTCACCATGCCCGACACGCCCGGGATGCATCGGTAGTTGCGTGGGCAACTGGGCGTGCGTAGAGTCCTACTCACCACCCCAGACCTGGAGGACAAAATGACGGGTTCGATACCCGTTGCCTTCACGAGCACGCCGTGCTCACCCAACCGCTCGACAGACAGGATCACCCATGTTCATCCGCAAGACCCTCGCGACCGTCGGTGTCGCCCTCGCCGTCGCGTTCGGCTCGTCCCTCGTCCCCGCCGTCGCGCACGCCGACACCGGCACCGGCGGCCTCGCTGGCAGCGGCGTCACGGTCGGCTCGACCGTCGGCACCGAGGACGGCGGCGAGTACATCGACGGGCTCAACAAGTGCAAGGTGTGGTACACGACCAGCTACGACGGCGACGGCTGCCGGGCCGTCCCGATCCCGGCGCTGTGCGGCCACAAGGTCAAGCACGTCAGCTGCACCCGCTACTGACCCCCACCCCCACGTCCACACCTCACGAAGGATCAACGATGTTCCGCAAGGCACTCACGACCACCGGGATCGCTCTCGCCGTGGTCCTCGGCACCGTCATCGCCCCGGCGGCGGCACACGCCGACACGACCACGGGCGGGCTCGCCGGGAGCGGCGTCTCCGTCGGCAGCACCACCGGTGACACGGTCGACGGTGGTACCTACATCGACGGCCTGAACACCTGCAAGGTCAAGTACGTCCGCACGTTCCAGAGCGGGCTCGCGCAGTGCTACGTCTGGCAGACCTCGGACTGCTGGTACATGAAGAAAGTCGTGACCTGCACCCGCTACTGAGGGGCTGAGCACGACACGATGGCGGTTGGGAGTTGCGCTCCCAACCGCCATCGGCGTAGAGTCACACTCACCACCGACAAGAGGACACCCCGTGAGCATCTTCCGCACCATCATCCTGACCATCGTCCGCGAGGTCACGCGCCAGCTGACCCGCGACGCCCTTGCCCAGCGGAAAGCCCGCCGATGAGCGGCGAGCAGCGGCCCACTCGGCAGCAGATCATCGAGGGCCTGGCCGAGATGGGGCGGCAGATGTTCGCCGCCCCGACCGCCGCCGAGCGCGAGCAGTGGGAACGCGACGACGAGGCCGAGGGCAAGGCCACCGCCCGGGCCGCCGAGCCGGACGTCGAGCCGTGAGCGGCGGCGTGTACGCCCTCGGCCCGGACGACGAGTGGCTGCCGATGACCGGGGTGTCAGAGTTCGTGCCGGTGCTGGCCGGTTCGCTCGGCAAGGAGGAGCTGCTGGCCGCTGTTGAGCAGGCGCACGCCATTGAGCCGCTGACGTGGACCACGCCGATCCGGTACCTGAGCGCCGACGAGACCCGGCAGCTCGCCGCGGTGCGTCGGGTGCGCGCCGGTGCCATCGCCTGGTGGAACGAGGCGCAGCGATGAGCGCGACCCAACAGACCACGATCTGGTGCGACAGCCCGGGCTGCGTCGCCGGGGAGCGAGTAGACGTCAGCGGCGCGGGGCAGGCCCGGCTTGCGCTCGGGTACCGGGGCTGGACGATGCGCAACGGTCACGACTACTGCCCGGCCCACCGGTAGCCTGACGTCGTGATCTCGCCCAACATCGGGGCCGACCTGGCCGAGCCCGTCGCCGCGGTGTACGCGGAGGCAGAGCTGGCGATCCTGGAGCGCATCGCCGGGCAGCTCGGGCTCGACCTCGACGCCGACGACTGGGACGTGCGCCAGCTCGCTCGGCTCCAGCAGGTCCGCGCCGAGGTACTGGGCCTGCTCCAGCAGGTGAACCCGCAGGCCGCCGCCGTGCTCCAGGATCAGCTGAACGCCGGGTACGCCGCAGGGCAGGCCAGCGCCGTGGCCGACGTCGGGCTCGCCCTCGACCCGGTGCTCGCGCAGACCGCCGACCGGGTGCAGGCCGTCGCCGCCCTGGCCAAGGACACGGCCAACGCCCTGGCCAGCTCGCAGGGCGGCATCCTCCGGGCCGTGGACGACGTCTACCGGCGCGTGGTGTCCGAGGCGACCGCCCAGGTGCTCACCGGCACGACGACGCGGCAGGACGCCGTACAGCGCGTCCTGGGCCAGCTGCTCGGGCAGGGCATCCGCGGCGTCCCGACCAAGCGCGGCACGATGGACCTGGAGACGTACGCCAGCATGGCCGTCCGCACGGCCACGGCACGCTCGGCCATCGCCGGACACGAGGGCGTGATGGACGCCATGGGCCTGGACCTCGTCATCATTCACCCGGGGCCGCGCGCGTGCGGCATCTGCGACAAGTGGGCGCGGATGATCCTGGCGCGCAAGGGGCCGGACGGCGTGCTCACGGTCCAGAGCCTCACCGACGGCCACCCGTACCAGATCACCGTCGGCGCGACGCTCACCGAGGCGCGTGCGGGCGGCTGGGGGCACCCCAACTGCCGGTGCAACCTCGCCACGTACATGCCCGGCATCACGCAGCCCGACGAGATTGAGCGCCCCGCGTGGGACGAGGACGGGTACCTGGCCCAGCAGCAGCAGCGCAACATCGAACGCGGCATCCGCGACGCCAAGCGGCAGCAGTCCCTGGCCATCTCCCCCGAGGCCCGCACCGCGGCGACGCGCAAGGTCCAGGCGCAGCAGCAGCGGATGCGCGAGCACCTGGCCGACAACCCGGCGCTGAAGCGGCAGGGGAAGCGCGAGCAGTTGGGCAGCCAACTGGGGACGAGCGCGAGCGCCAGCCGCACCCCCGCGCGCCCGCTCGTGCGGGCCGCCCAGACGAACCTCCGGCCGACGCCACCCGCGGCCACCCCGCGATCGTCACCGCTGCCGCGCCAGCTGAGCAACGGCCAGCCCGTCGTCGCGCCGACACCCAAGCCGCCCGTGCAGCGCAACCGGCCGCAGGCGTCCAAGCCGGGCCGGAAGCTCACCGCCGCGGACCTCACGCCCGAGCAGGGAGCCGACATGGCCAAGGTGTCGCTGCGCCTCGCTCGGGGCGAGATCACCCGGGCCGAGTACCGCGCGCTGGTCAAGCGGATCACCGGCCAGTGACGACGAACGCCCCAGGCTGCCGCGCGTCCGCGTGATCCTGGGGCGTTCTGGCGTTCGCCGCACTCCCGTCGTGCTCGGCCGTCCGGCGGGGATGCGCACGCAGCCGCAGCCACGCACGAAAGCCCGCCCAGTCAGTCGCGGGAATCGAACCCGCTACCGTCAAACGCATCCGCTAGTCTAGGCCCAGACCGATCCGGGATGGAAGCCCGGACGACCGAGAGGACACCATGACCGACACCAGTGGCACGACCGGCGCTCCCGCGGGCGCAGCGTCCGCCGACCAGCTCGCCGCCGTCCAGGCGGCCCTGAACGGCGAGCCCGCACCCGTGGCCGTCGTCACGCCGCCCGTCGTCGCACCGGCCCCCGTGGCCGTCCCGGCACCGGCACCCGTCGCGACGCCCGCACCGGCAGCTCCCGCGGCACCGGCACCGGCGGCGACGCCCACGCCCGCGGCGACGACCGACCCGCAGGCGGTCGACATGACCGGCTGGCCCCCGGAGGCCGTCGAGGCGTACACCCGCCGCGACAAGGACGCGCGGAAGTACCAGACCGAGGCCGGGGACCGGCGGATCGCGAGCAAGGAGGTCATGACCGGCTTCCGCGCCATCGCGGAGCAGCTGGGCGTGGAGCTGCCGCCCGACCCGACGGCCGCCCCCGAGCCCGCCGCCGTCACCGAGCGCGCGCGCACCCTGGCGTTCGACGCGGCGCTCGCGCACGCCGCGCTCACGCACAACGTCCCGGCCGCGCAGCTCGACTACCTGGCGTTCAAGCTCAGCCGCAACGCCGAGGCGCAGGCGCTCGATCCCACGTCGGCCGAGTACCGCGCTACACTGGGCAACATCGCACTGAGTGAGATACAGCGCGATGCGTCCCTGCTGGGGTCGGGAACCCAGCAGCAGGTGGCGTCGGTGCAGGACTTGGGTGGAGCCCAGGGCAATGCGGCTCTCACGCTCGACGCCTTCCAGCGCATGTCGCCGCTGGCTCGTGGCGAGCTGTACACCACCGACAAGCCCAGCTACGACCGACTCGTGGCCGAGGAAGCAGCCGCGGCGCGGCGCTGATCCGGCGCAGATGAGGTCGGCGGGCGCATCCCGAAAGGACAGGGCAGATGCCCCAGACCACGACCGCCGACCTCATCATCCCGGACGTCTGGGCCGACGTCGTCGGCCCCAAGATCATCGGCGCGGCCGTCATGGCCCAGTTCGCCACGGTGGACGACCAGCTCGCTGGTCAGCCGGGCGACAGCGTCACGTTCCCCAAGTGGAACTACATCGGTGACGCCGTCGACCTCACCGAGGGTGTCGCGATGGACACCACGCCCATGTCGATGGTCGACAGCCGGGCGACCATCAAGGAGGCGGGCAAGGCCGTCGAGCTGACGGACACCGCGCTTCTGACGGCCCTCGGGTCGCCGGACTCGCAGGCCCAGGCCCAGCTCGCCGTCGCCGTCGCCCGCAAGATCGACACCGACCTGCGGGCCGCTGCCGAGATCACCGAGACCCAGGTCGACTCGCAGGGCGTCAGCCACACGTACGCCCCGCTGAAGGCGGCCACGGCCGACCGGCTCACCTGGGCCGCGCTCGTCGCCGGGTTCGCGCTGCTCGGGGACGAGTACAACCCCGAGAACATCGCGGTGCTCGTCGTCCACCCGGCCCAGTACGCCGACCTCCTGCTCGACCCGGACTTCCTCTCGGCCGACAAGTTCGGTGCGGGCGCGGTCCTCCAGCGTGGCCAGATCGGTGCCATCGGCACCATCCCGGTCATCATGACCAACCGTGCCACCAAGACCGGCACCGGTGCGGACACCGTCTACACCGCCCAGCTCATCCTGAAGGGCGCGCTGGCCCTGAAGTACAAGCGCCGTCCGGTGGTGGAGCGTGATCGGGACATCCTGAAGCGCACCAACATCATCACCACGAACGTCCACTACGCGACCAAGCGCGTGGACGACCGTGGCGTGATCCTCCTGCCCACCAAGAGCGTCGCGGTCGTCGGGGCGTAGGGCCGTGGGCATCGGATCGCTGCGCCGGTACCACGCTCCGGTCGGCGCACAGCAGGGCAAGGGCGGCGTGAAGCTGGAGCCGGGCAGCGTCCGGGGCCAGGGCACGCCCGACGAGGTCCACGCAGCCATCGACGCGGCGAACGCCGCCAAGGTGGCCACCGAGCAGTCGGCCCAGGCCAAGGCTGCTCGCGAGGGTGACGCGCAGAGCGTCTACCCGACGATCCAGGCCAAGGGTCGCCGTAAGACGACGGCCGAGGGCAAGGTCAGCCCGGCCGCTGAGACCGAGGCCGAGGTGGAGGGGCAGCCCGCCACCTCGGACGAGGGCACCAGTCAGGCCGAGGCCAAGGCCGCCGAGTAGCACGACCCCACGACGGGCCGGACGGGATCACACCCGCCCGGCCCGTTCTCGTAGGAAGATGACCCCATGCAGTACGCGACCCCCGATGACCTCGCCGTCTGGCTCGACCCCGACCCCGCGCCCGCCAACGCCAACCGGCTGCTGCGCGCCGCCTCCGGGCTCGTCAGGGACGCGACGGCGGGCGCACGGTACGCCGTGACCCCCGAGGGCCTTCCCGCCGCCACAGGGGTCGCCACGGCGTTCCTGGAGGCGACGTGCGCCCAGGCCGAGGCGTGGGTGGCCAGTGGCGTCGACCCGACCAAGGGCGTGGCCCAGCTGCCGCGCCTGATCCAGAGCAAGAGCGCCGACGGCACCAGCGTCACGTACGGCGACAGCGGTGGCCGCGCGGCACTGGAGGCCCTGGCGTCCGGCACCTCGTTGGTCGGACAGGCGCGCTCGATCCTCTCGAACGCCGGTCTGATCTCCAACAGCATCCAGGCCGTGAGCCCGCAGGCCCGCGTGGTCGAGGCCGTCAGCTACGATCCGACCACGGGGGTGCTCGACCGATGACGGACGACACCGACGCCGCATTCTGGGAGCTCTGGGGCGAATGGGGACGAGACGCGGCAGGACGGCCCAAGGCGTGCGCGGTGCGGACGCTGATCGGGACCGGCTCGGATGGCAACATCTGGGCCGACGAGGTCGAGGTCCCGGGCCTGCCCCAGACGCACAAGCAGCGGCTGGTGCGCAACTCGGACGGCGACGAGATCACGAGCAACACGCGCGTTCGGATGCCCCTGAGTTACG